CTAAAATACCTGAAGGCGAAACAAGTTTTGCACATCTTGACGCTACAAACCCTACACCCGGAATAGAAACTACACAAGGCGAGATACCTGATGATGTAGGTAATAGACTAGAAGACGAGCTTAATCCATATGATGTTGGTTACGAAGGAGATGGTAGAACTTTAAAACCCGGTGCAACATTTTACAACGGAATGTTTGAGGATAGTCTTGAAGACCAAGCTAAAGAAGCTGGTATTCTTAAAGATGGAACAAGCCCTGACCCACAAAAAATTGAAGTATCTCCTGCACAAAGAGCTGCAAGAAGAATGGAAAAACTTATCCACGACCAAATAGAAGAATCAAATGGTAATGCTGAAATAAGAAATGCTCTTTTAGAATCTGCTTTGTTAGGCACAGGGATTGTAAAAGGACCATTTAACTTTAATAAAAAACTTCACAAATGGGATACTTCTGAAGAAGGCGAAAGAGTTTATAATCCATTAGAAGTTAGAGTACCTAGAATAGAGTTTGTAAGTTGTTGGGATTTTTATCCTGACCCTAACGCTACTAACATGGATGAATGTGAATATGTTATACATAGACACAAAATGAACAGAAGTCAATTAAGACAGTTAAGAAACATGCCTTACTTTGACGATGACTCAATACGTAGTGCAATACAAATGGGTGCTAATTACGTAGAAAAAGATTTTGAAAGCCAGTTAAAAGACGATGCTAGAAGTGACGAAGAGATGAACAATAGTTACGAAGTCTTAGAATACTGGGGAATGATGGATGCAGAGTATGCACGAGAAGTAGGTATCGACTTACCCGACACTGTTGATGACCTAGATGAAGTACAAGTAAACATATGGACATGTGGTACTTACTTGTTAAGAGCTGTACTTAATCCATTCACTCCATACAGAATACCATACAACGCTTTCCCATACGAAAGAAATCCTTATAACTTCTTTGGTATCGGTGTAGCAGAGAATATGGATGACTCTCAACAAATTATGAATGGTCATGCAAGAATGGCTATAGATAACTTAGCAATGTCAGGTTCTTTAGTATTTGATGTAGATGAGTCTGCTTTAGTTGGTGGACAGTCAATGGAAATATATCCGGGTAAAGTCTTTAGAAGACAAGCTGGAATGCCGGGACAAGCTATACATGGTTTAAAGTTTCCTAATACATCACAAGAAAACTTAATGATGTTTGACAAGTTCAGACAACTTGCAGATGAACAAACAGGTATACCTAGTTACTCACATGGACAAACAGGTGTCCAAAGTATGACAAGGACTGCTTCAGGCATGTCAATGTTAATGGGAGCATCTAGTTTAAATATTAAAACAGTTATCAAAAACCTTGATGACTTTTTATTAAAGCCACTTGGAGAATCTTATTTCCAGTGGAACATGCAATTCTTAGAGGATGATTTGGATGTCAAAGGTGATTTAGAAGTTAAGGCTACTGGAACAAATAGCTTGATGCAGAAAGAAGTTAGAAGTCAAAGACTTACTATGTTCTTACAAACTGCACAAAGTCCTGCTATTGCTCCATTTGTTAAGATTTCTAAACTCGTTAGTGAACTTGCCTACAGCTTAGACTTAGACCCTGATGAAATACTCAATGACCCTGAAGAAGCAGCTATCATGGCACAAATAATAGGAATGCAAAATGCTGGACAAACAAATGGCGAGGAAGCTCAACCCAATGGTCAACAGCCCCCAATGGGAGGACTTGAAGGAACACCTCAAGAACCTCAAGAACTTGGAGCTACAGGCACTGGTGGTGGCAACATCGGAACAGGAAATGTACCGGTTGCAGGGGAAGCTGAATTTACTGGGTAAGTTAGAACAGTTAGACTTACAAGTTAAAGAAGCAATTAACAGACATAAAGAGGATTAAATAATATGTTACAGTTTATAAATGAATTTATAGCACTAATACCTACAATAGTTATGTGTGCATCTTTAATATGTGCAGCAACGCCTACACCTAAAGATGATGCAGCATTATCTAAAGTATACAAATTTTTAGACTGGTGTGCATTAAACATCGGCAAAGCAAAGGAGAAGTAGAATGCCATACGGAACAGGAACATATGGAAGTAAAGTAGGTAGACCTAAAAAGTCTATGTTATCAGATGACAGAAATTCTTATGGAGCAGGTGCAATAGTTAAGAAAAGTTATAAAGCACTTAAAAAACAATATGAAGACCATGTAGAAAAAGTTGCTGAAGATTATGGTGATGAATATAGAATAAGCAATGCTCCGTCAAAAACAAGAAAAGTTACTCCTAAAGAAGCTGAACAAATTTTAAAAGTAGTTAATAACTATGAAATACCTTTTGGAGGAACAGAAGGGACATTAGATAGATTATTTGAGTATGAATTAGAAATGGTTGCTGCTGGTAAAAAACCACAAGAATTAAATCATTGGTGGTTTGCTGTAGATGACTCTACGGATGATTATGTTAATAGTTTAACTCCTGATGAAGGACTTTTCCTAGCACTTGATTTTTCAAAAAACTCTCAAAGACCAGCAACCAAAGAATTAGCAAGAAAACAAAAAAGTGCTGGTGGTATACTAACAAAACTATTTAAACTTGCTAAAAAAGAACAACCTAAAAAAGTTAAAGAACAAGACATAGATAGAATACTCGATAACTTGTCAGACGAACAAATGAGTAAGTTATCTCCAATAGAAATAGAACAACTACTAGATATGGACTTAGCAAAGTCAGGTGTTGATAACATTCCTACAAAGTCTACTAAAAAAGACATTGATAAAATACTAGGTGGTTTAACTGATAAAGAAATGGAAAACTTATCAGACATTGAAATAGAACAACTACTAGACATGGACTTAGAAAAGTACGGTAGAAAAGGTAAAAAGAAAGGTGGTCTTCTTGATGACGATAGACAAACCTATGGTGCTGGTAGTCTTGTTAAAAAAATAATAAAAGAAATACCAGATGTAGTACAAGATTTAACAGCTAAAAAAGCTCCTAGAGCTAAAGTTCAAATTAAAAAACTTGAAACAAAAGCAGATAACTTATATAAAGTAAGAGAATCAATTCAAAATAATAAAAAAGAATATGATGCTGAAAACTATAATGATGCACTTGCTTCTATTGATAATTCAATTAATAGTATAAATGATGAACTAAGAGAACTAGGAATTAATCCTTCTAAAAAGAATTATGAAGCAAAAACTAGAGCTAATAAAGCTGACGGTGGTATGCTTCCTGATAATGATATGGAAGAAAACTACACAAGATTTATAATGGATGAAGCATTAAGTGAAGAAGAAGAAGATATGCTTGTAACCAAACTAGAACAAGATAAAGAACTACAAATGTTATTTGATAAAGTAATAGATGTAGCACAAGAATTTGCTGGGAACGGACCTGTTGAAGGACCGGGAACAGGAGTCTCTGATGACATACCTGCAAGGTTGTCTGATGGGGAATTTGTTTTCACTGCGAAAGCTGTAGAAGAAATCGGAGAAGACAATTTAATGTCTATGATGAAAGACGCTGAAGCTGCTGCAGATGGAAGACAAGGTTTTGCTGAAGGTATGATGGTAAAAGAAAAGCCTCAATCAATGTTATCTCAAACCGGTATTATCCAAGAGGATGGAGTTGGTGAAGGAATAACAGAAGATATGAGAAAAGAAGTTACTAAAAATATCTACAGCTAAACAAACTAACGATAAAGCCACCCTATTAGCGTAGGCACTTTATCATTTTAATAACCGAAAGGCTACCTTTACAAACAAGCCCTCTAGTCGACATAGAGCTACCTTGTGAAACAAGCCCTGAGTAGGAGAATAGAAAATGACTAATACAGTCCAACAGGAAGAACAAGCGAATCCTTATAACGCAAAGAAAGATTACCATGTAGAAGATACACCTTTTACCCCTGCTAATCAATTATATTTTGAAGAGCCTTCTGAAAAGAATAAACTCTTCGATAGTAATGACATAACTGAAGTTACATCTACAGCCAATGTTAATACTGAAGAACTGGATGCTCCTTATAAGAGACCAGACTATAAAAAAAGATATGATGATTTAAAAAGACATTATGATAGTAAACTTAATGAGTTTAAATCTAGAGAACAAGAGTTAATTGAAGAGGCTACTAGTAATAGAACCGAATACAAAGCTCCTAAATCTCCTGAAGAACTAGAAGAGTTTAAAAATAACTATCCTGATGTTTACGAAGTCGTAGAAACCGTTGCTCATTTACAATCTGAGACTAAAGCAAAAGTTCTAGAAGAACGCCTTAGTAAACTCCAAGAACGTGAAAATCAACTAGTACGACAAGATGCAGAAAAAAGATTAATGGAAAGACATTCTGATTTTGAAGATATCAGAAACAGTGATGACTTCCATAGTTGGGCAAAAGAACAGCATTCATCTATCCAAGCTTGGGTATATGATAATGATAACAATGCTGACTTAGCTTCACGTGCTTTAGACTTGTTTAAAAAAGATTTAGGAATTGACCTTCCAAAGGATATGTCATCTTCTAAACAGACTAGAAAATCTGCTGCTGATATGGTCTCTACTAAAACAAAAAGTATAGAACCTAATCAACAAAAGGTTTGGTCTGAAAAGGAGATTTCTGCAATGAGTGTTGCTGAATTTGATAAATTTGAAAAAGAGATATCAGATGCAATGCAAATGGGCAGAATCGTAAAATAACTATTATAACTTAAAGGAAATATATCATGGCTCAATTTTTTGAACCCGGAACTGATACTAATGCAAACTTTGCAAACTCCGTAAGTGGACAAACTAATAGTTTCTTCCTACCTTCCGTATACTCTAAGAAAGTTCTAAACTTCTTTAGAAAGGCAAGTGTAGTTGAAGCTATTACTAACACCGACTATGCCGGTGAGATATCTGCTTTTGGAGACTCTGTAAAAATCATTGGTGAACCAACAATCTCTGTATCTGATTATACAAGAGGTTCTGACACGACTGCAACTAAACTAACTGATGCTGAAACAACTCTTGTTGTTGATAGTGCTAAAGCTTTCAAATTCATCGTAGATGATATTGAGACTAAAATGTCACACGTCAACTTCAAAGAAGTAGCTTCATCATCTGCTGCGTATGCTCTTAAAGATGCATATGATGCTGCTGTACTAGCAACTATGTTTGCTGGTTGTTCAGCTTCATCACCTGACCATATCATTGGTTCAGACAGTGCAACTGCTGACGCAACATTAGGACACGCTACTAACTCTGTAGACCTATTAGGCTCAGACGGAACTGGTGTAGATGCTATCGACCTTATGGCGAGATTCGCTAAACTATTAGACGAACAAAATGTACCTGAAGAAGGTAGATGGTTCGTAGCTCCTCCTTCATTCTATGAAGAATTAGCTAAAGCTGACTCCAAGTTAATGTCTGTTGACTTTAACGCTGGACAAGGTTCTATCAGAAATGGTTTAGTATCAAGTGGTAAACTAAGAGGATTTGACATGTACAAATCTAACAATGTTGCTGCTACATCTAACGCTACTGGTAAATGTATGGCTGGTCACATGTCGTCAACTGCTACTGCTAATACTATTCTTTCAACTGAAGTGTTGAGAGACCCATCATCATTTGGTGATATAGTAAGAGGCTTACATGTCTACGGTGCGAAAGTACTTAGAGATGACGCTTTATGTAGTGCATTCTACGTGATTGACTAAGTTGTCAAACTCGGGGGAGGCTTCGGTCTCCTCCACTTTTTAAGGGATTAAAATGAAAGGTGTAAAACATTATAAAAGAGACGGTACTGAACATAAAGGTGGCTCTCATAAAATGCCTAACGGGGATTTACATTCTGGCAAGACACACGGTAAGACCAGTGTAAAACTTTTTCATTTTAAAGATTTAAGTAAAAAAGCAAAGTTAAAAGCTAAAGGTAAAAAATAATGGCTACAACATATCTTAACATAACAAACGAAGTATTAAGAGAACTCAATGAAGTTCCATTAACTTCTGCAAACTTTACAAACGCTACAGGTATTCAAAAGTTTGTTAAAGATAGTATCAATAAATCTATATTTGATATAGCCAATGAAGAACCACAACTTCCATTCTTTTCTGCAGGAGCTAGTGGAGGCACTGACCCTTTCTATGGTAACGTAACAGTTGCTACAGTTGCAGGAACAAGATGGTACACTCTTAAGTCTGATAGTTCTAGTATTACTACAGACTACTCATCAATAGATTGGGATGACTTTTATGTTACAACAATCAACGTAAGTGGAGAAACAACACCTTATGTCTCTAAAGGTTTAAAGTTTCTTACAAATACAGACTGGACAAGATACTACAGAGACAGTGAGAATGCAGATGATGCAGATACTCAAAACCATGGAGAGCCTAGATTTGTAATCAAGTCTCCTGACAATAGAAAGTTTGGGTTAAGCCCAATACCTGATAAGGTTTATAATATACACTTTTATGCTTTTGTAAGACCGACTGCGTTATCAGCACACGATGACACAATCACTTTACCAGAGCAGTACAGTAATATAATAACAGCTAGAAGTCGTTATTACATTTGGCAGTTTAAAGAAAGCCCACAACAAGCAGCTTTCGCATTGGATGATTATAAGAAAGGTATGAAGTATATGAAATCAAACCTAATGAATCCAGCTCCAAAGTATATGACAGACGATAGAACTTACTTTTAAAATATGGCACGTTCACAACCTTTTACCGTAGCATGTGCAGGTGGCTTAGTAACATCAGCTAACTCAATAGACTTGTTACGTACACCCGGAGTTGCTACAGTTTTACAAAACTTTGAAGTATCTATTGAAGGTGGGTATAGACGTATTAATGGGTTTAGTAAGTTTGGTGCAGGAGATGCAGTTCAACCTACAGGTGGTGTAACAAATATATTAGGTACACAGCCTTATGCAGATGGTGTTGTAGTTACTGCAGGTACTAATATATACTTTACACAAGACGGTATTACATGGATAACAATAAATAGATTATCAGCAGGTAGTGGAGATAATTACTCAACCTTTACAGGTAAAAGTATTGCAGCAAGAACTGGACAAGGACAATGCCAGTTTGCAATGTTTGAAGGTGCTGGACAAGATTACGGAAGTATTATAATAGCTGATGGAGTTAATGAACCCTTTAGTTTTAGAATGGAAGGTACAGGAAACTTAAGTACTAGAACATACTTTACAGAAGAAATAACAGTTACAGGTACTAAAGGTGTACAGTTTATTACAGCTCATGACCATCATTTAATAGCTGCTGGTGTAACTGATAATGAAAATACAGTTTACTATAGTGTTAATAATGACCCTACATCTTTTAGTGGTACTGGTGCAGGTGCAGTAACTATATCAGATAAGATAGTAGGTATTAAAGGTTTCCGTACAGACTTATTTATATTTTGTGAAAACAGTATTCATAAACTTATAAACATTAATAATTCAAGTACAGTAGCAGTAGTACCTGTTGCTGAAAGTGTAGGATGTTTAAGTGGCTACAGTATTCAAGAGATTGGTGGTGATTTAATATTTTTAGCACCTGATGGTTTAAGAACAGTTGCTGGTACATCAAGAATTGGTGACGTTGAGTTAGGTACAGTTAGTAAATCAATACAGCCTATTATAACAGAGTTAGCACAAAATGTCAATGAATATACAATAAGTAGTGTAGTATTGAGAGAAAAATCACAATATAGATTATTTTATAGTGATACAGACTTGACAAATGCTTCACAAAAAGGTATAATAGGTACATTAAGACCTAATGGTTTTGAGTGGTCTGAAATGTTAGGTATGGAAGTTACATCTATAGGTTCAGGATTTGATACCAACGGTATTGAAAAATATTATCATGGTGATACAAACGGTTATGTTTATTTACATAACTCAGGAGATAATTTTGATGGTGCTGCAATAGATGCAAGATATCAAACACCTGATTACGATTATGGAGACTTTGGAACTTTAAAAACTTTACACTACGTTAAACTATCTATAGGTCCTGAAAATGAAGTACAGCCTTCAGTAAGGGTTAGATTTGATTATGATAGTAACGAAACACCACAACCCGAAGATTATTTATTAGACAGCGTACCAGCTCCATCAATATTTGGTACAGCTTTATTTGGCACTGCAAAGTTTGGAGCATCTGAACAGCCTTTAGTTAGGTTAGCATTACAAGGTAGTGGTTACTCTAATAGCTTTAGAATATTAACAAACGATACAAACGCACCATACACAATAAACGGACTATACATAGATTACATTCCATCAGGTAGGAGATAAACACAATGGCAGGTTACACAAGACAAAGTACATTCGCAGACGGAGATACAATCACTGCTGCACTATTTAATAATGAGTACAACCAAGTTTTAAATGCTTTTAGCAATACAGGTGGTCACAAACATGATGGCACTGCAAACGAAGGACCAGTTATAGGTATTATTGGTGATGCAGGAGAAACTTCTCCAAACAATAAAGTCTTAATAGACACAACAAATAATTACATTGAATTTTATGTACAAGTATCAGGTTCTTCTGTACAACAGTTATACATAGCAGATGGAGCTATAATACCTGTTACAGACAGTGATGTTGACTTAGGTACAACGGGTTTAAGATTTAAAGACGCATACATTGACACAGTAACAACAACTGGTAATGTAGCAGTAGGTGGTAATCTAACAGTTACAGGTACAACTACTTTTAACGGTGGTACAATCACTATGGGTGATGCGGCTACTGATAACGTAGTCTTTGGTGCTGATGTTGATTCAAACATTATACCTGATGATGATGACAGCTATGACCTAGGTAGCTCTACACAAGAATGGAGAAACTTATACATAGACGGTACAGCACATATAGATACACTAGACGTAGATGTAAATGCTACTATTGCAGGAACTCTAGGTGTTACAGGCGTACTAACGGGTACAAGCTTAGACATCTCTGGAGACATTGATGTAGACGGTACTACTAATCTTGATGTTGTGGACATTGATGGTGCAGTTGACATGGCTACAACTCTTACAGTTGGTGGTGAAATAGCAGCAGCAAGTTTAGATATATCAGGCAACGTAGATGTAGACGGTACACTTGAAACAGATGCACTATCTATAAATGGTACAGCAGTTACAAGTACTGCAGCCGAATTAAACCTTTTAGACGGTAAAGCTTTCCTTGACGAAGATAACATGGCATCTAATAGTGCTACAGGTATTGCTTCTCAACAATCCATTAAAGCTTATGTAGATACACAAATTACTGCAGAAGACTTAGACATTACTACAGACAGTGGAACTATTGCAATTGACTTAGATAGTGAAACATTAACTGTATCAGGTGGTACAGGTCTTGATAGTTCTGCAACAGGTAATGCAGTTACTTTAGCAATTGATAGTACAGTAGTAACTCTTACAGGTTCACAAACTCTTACAAACAAATCACTAACTGCTCCTACGCTTACAGGTACTGCTGTAGTAGCTTCACTAGACATCTCAGGCGATATAGACGTAGACGGAACTACTAACCTAGACGTAGTAGATATAGATGGTGCTGTAGACTTTGCATCTACAACTGCTCATGCAGGTAATGCAACTTTTGCTGACAGTGCTAAAGCTATCTTCGGAGCAGGTTCAGATTTACAGATTTATCACGATGGTAGTAATAGCATTATAGATGACGCAGGAACAGGTAATTTATTTATTCGTGGGACAAATATAAACATACAAAACCTAGATGCCGACCCTGATGAAAATATGATTACTGCTGTAGCAAACGGAGCGGTTACTCTTCTTCACAACAACGCAGCAAAACTAGCCACAACCTCAACAGGTATAGACGTTACAGGTACAGCCACTATTGATGGAGGTTCATCAGAAAATACAGTTTTAACATTAGATTCAAGCACTGCTAACACCTATCTTAAAATAACTGATTCAAACTCTACTAATGGAGCATTTATTGGTGCGACTACTAATGATTTAAATTTTTATCCAAATAATGTTTTGTCTGCAAAGTTTGCTGCTGGAGGAGACATCTCCTTCTACAACGCAGCAGGTTCTAGCCAAGCTCTATTCTGGGATGCAAGTACTGAACGATTGGGTATTGGAACGACTAGTCCTAATCAAAAGTTAAATGTATCAGGTGGCAGAAGTTATTTTGGTGCAAACAACGAAGCATACGCTATTGGTGTTGGATATAACGGAACAAGAACAGCAGCTAACCAAAATTATTTTATTGGTGCTACAGATGCAACAGCTCCCGACTTGCAGTTTTCAAATTCAGATGGCGGAGAAAAAGTAAGAATTACTCATGCTGGAAATGTTGGAATTGGAACGACTAGTCCTACAGGTATAACTTCAGGTGTAACATCTTTAAGCATAAGTGACACAGGTTCAAAAGGAAACGGAGATAAAAACGGAGTTTTATCTTTTAAAACTGATGATGCAAGTTATACAAATACTTACTCTGATGGAGTTACTGCTGAAATAAATTCAATATCTGAATCTGGAACAGGTGCAGCATATGGTCTAGGCTTTGTTACTGGAACTATAACAAGTTCAAACAGAGCTGAAAGAGTACGTATTAGTGCTACAGGAGATGTTGGAATTGGAGTTACTGCTCCTGCTCAAGCACTTGATGTATCAGGAAATATTTTATCAAGAGGAACTTCTACAGAAGATAGATTTATTGAAATTGGTACAGGCAGAAGTGGTAATGGCTATGCTTTTTTTGATTTAGTTGGTGATGCTACTTATACAGATTATGGTTTAAGAATTATTAGAAACAATAGTGGAGCTAATACAACAAGTGTTATTCAACACAGAGGAACAGGAACTTTAGGATTACTAACGCAAGAAGCAGCACCTATCCACTTTAGCACATCAAACACAGAAAGAATGCGTATTACAGACGATTCGGTTGGAATTGGAACGAGCGTATTTACAAATTCTTACAAAACATATATTGAAGGTCTTGACCAAGACACAGCAAACCTTACAGACTCAGGAAATCACGGAGCTACTTTATATTTAAGAGCTACCGCTAATGCAGCAGGTAGTGGTGGTGCTGTAGCTTTTGGTACTACCTTTGGAAATAAAACACCTTTTGCAGCTATAAAAGGTCATGTTACAGATGGTGCTACTAATACAGTAGGAGATTTATGTTTCTCTACTAGGGCAAGTGTCTCTGCTACAGCTTTAACAGAAAGAATAAGACTTTCAGCATCAGGCAAAGTTGGAATTGGAAATAGTAGTCCAACAAGAAATTTGGTAATTCAAACATCCGACCAAACTGATGTAGCAATTATTGCAGCCAATGACCAAAATTCAATATTAAATTTTGGCGATACTGATGATGATAATGTAGGAAGAATACAATACAACCATGCTACAAACTTAATGACCTTCAGAACTAATACTGCTGATGCTATGCATATAAACTCATCAGGCAATGTTGGAATTGGAACGAGCAGTCCTACAGTCGGTAAATTACAAGTAAATGATGGTTCAGGTGCAATAACAGCTCTTACAAGAACATCAGGCTCAACTAGTGGTGATTTAGGAACTATAAGATTTGGCAATACAGATGTAGATTCTAACTTAGTAAATATTGTTGCATTTCAAGATGGTGCTACCAATTCAGGTGCTTTAAAATTTGAAACACAAGCGTCAGGTGGTGCTACAACAGAACGCATGAGAATAGACTCATCAGGCAATGTTGGAATTGGAAGCAGTAGTCCTTCTGCCAATTTAAGTTTAGGAAAAAGTATTGGCTATAATGCAGATAGTGCTTTATTTAGTGATATTTCTATAAACGATACTGCTGTTAATAATAATGCTGTTTATCGTTGGAGAACAGGTATGACTGGTAATGCTACAGGTCATTCACTAACATTTTCAACATTAGGTAGGACTGAAAGTAGTTATGTAGAAAGAATGCGTATTGACTCATCAGGTAATGTTGGAATTGGAATTAGTAGTCCTGATACAAAACTTCATGTATATAAAGGAAGTGCAGGTAGTGTAACAGCACTATCAGACAGCACATTAGTTTTAGAAAATAGCACACATAATTACCTAACATTCCTATCACCAAATGATAAAGAACAGGCAATAATATTTGGAGATGCTGGTAGTAACAATGTTGGTAGTGTAGGATATAACCACAATACAGATAATTTAGGTATATCTGCGGCTGATGATATTATTTTTTACACAAGTGGTACAACACGAGGTAGATTTACAGACAATGGATTATGCTTTAACGCAGACACAGCAGCAGGTAACGCACTTGACGATTATGAAGAAGGTACAGCTACATTAACACTAGCCAGTACAGGAACTTCTCCTACAATAGCACAAGGAAATACCTTTACTATTGCTTACACAAAAATAGGAAATCTAGTAAGGTTTGTAGGTTATACAGCAGCTAGAAATATTACTAATGCAGGAACAGGCTCAGCTAAAATTACTGGATTACCCTTTGCTCAAGCTGGTTCTTATTATGGTCAAGTAACATTTACTCATAATACAATGTTTACAGATACTGTAACTGGATATATTGAATCTGGAAATACATTTTTCTATCCTATAATTATGAATACATTAAGCACTGGAAGTTATCCAACAGGTATAAAATATTTAATGGTACAGGGTTTATATCATACAGCATAACAATTTAACTAATATACCTAGTGGATTCTAGGTACGGACAAAAGGAGAAAATAGAATGGCAATAACAAAAGAAATAATAGAAGATAAAATAGAAGTTGTAGGAGACTACAAAGCTATACAAGTAAGAACAGCTACAGTCATCAAAGAAGATGATGTAGAGCTTAGTAGGTCTTTTCATAGACACGCATTAGAATGTGTAAGCTCTGTACAAAACGATGACGATAGTTGGACTCATACAGATACAGACGTGTCTGGAGAGTCTACAGAAGTTCAAGGCATTGCAACAGCAGTGTGGACAGATGCAGTTAAAACTGCAAAACAAACCGCTAACGAAAACACAGGAGTTTAAAAATGGCAATAGGATATACTTGGGACGTTTCAACAGTTGATACTTACCCAACACTAGATAGTAATGCAGACGTTGTTTATAACGTGCATTGGAGATTAACAGCAGAAGATGATGCTAATCAGGATGCTGATGGTAACAACTGGACTGCTACATCATACGGAACACAATCTGTAGATACTTCAGACTTGTCAAGCTTTACAGCTTTTGCAGATTTATCTGCTTCAGACGTACAAGGTTGGGTTGAAGCAGGTATGGGTAGTGATGATGTTACAGCTTTAAAGTCTGGTTTAGATGCTCAAATCGCATTACTTATCACACCAACATCCGTTACTAAAACTATAGGATAAAACACAGCATGGAATTAACACCATATTTGTTTTGGAACATCTTCATAACTTTGGTGTTAGCACCAGTGCTTTACAGCATTAGACTAAACACAGAAGAGGCTAAACGCCTTGACATTCTCTTAAATAAAACACGTGAAGAGATTGCAAGAGAGTACGTAACCAAATCAGAATTAAAAGATGACATGGGTATCCTCATGGATAGAATAGATAAAATCGGAGAAAAGCTTGACAAACTCTTTGAAGTCAAGTAAAATAGGTATAAAGGAATTTATAAGTGGATAGAAGAAGTAACAATATATTAAAAAAGTATAGAAGTAGTGCTAAACCAGCAACGCCTTCTAAAAAAAAGTCAGTAAAGGTACCTTCTAAAAAATCAAGTCCTCCTAAAAAAAATGATGGACCTATTAAAGAAAAACCAAGTATTGTTACACCACCTAAAAAACAACCAATAAAGGTACCACCAAAGAAAGTAGTACCACCTAAAAAACAACCAATAAAAGTACCACCAAAGAAAGTAGTACCACCCAAAAGAGAACCAATAAAGGTACCACCAAAGAAACCGGCTCCGACTCCTGCTCCTACCCCAGCACCGACTCCAGCCCCAACACCTGCACCAACACCAGCTCCAGTAAAGGACCCCATAAAGGCACCACCACAGAAAGCAGTACCAGTTCCAAAAGAGGACATAAATATGAAAAACAAAGAAGATTATATAAGACCAAAAGCTCGTATAGGAGGACCTAAAAAAGGTGGACCTGCTAAAGACCCTAGAGATGATTTTATATCTATAGGTGGCGTAGGTGGTGGACAAGGTGGTCCGGGAGAAAATGAACCAACACCTGCACCAACTACAGCTCCAACTACAGCTCCAACAGCAGCTCCAACAGCAGCCCCTACTCCTGCACCAACTGCAGCTCCTTCTACAAGTCCTGAAATAGAAAGAGAAACAGAAACTCCTGTAAATGTAGATAAAGTAACAGGAGATGTTACTCCTTATAGTACTTATCAAAAAGACGCTGCATTAGAAGCTGCAAGAAAAGAAAGAATTAGAGAAACAGGATTACAAACTGAAGCTGCTGCAAGGGGAGAAGTACCTGAAGGTGCTAAACTTAAAGATGCTGAACAAGTAGGTGGTATAGACCCTAAAACTGGAGAGCCTATAGTACGAGACCAAGTTACTACTGAAATGGCTGATACTACAAAAGTAACTACAGAAGGTGCTAAAGCAGTTGAGGATGAAACAGTTTCAACCGGTACTGTAACAGAAGGAACAGTTGCAGAACAAGTACAAGCAGATACTTATGAGGCTACAATAGTAGACCAAAGTCCTGAAGTTAAAGCTGCTTTAGGTGAGTTATCTGAAGGAGCAAAAGCTAAAGTTACTGAAATAAGTAATTTAACAGACCCTGCAACTTTTGCAAGTATTTCACAAAAAGTCGCAGAAGGTGCTAAAGCAAAAGATATTGAAGGTGTTTTATCTTCAGGAGCTTTTGTCACAGAAGGAGGCGTTAGAGCTTCTGATGTTAATGTATCAGAAACTCCTGATGCAGAGAAAAAGGAACGTGAAGCTATTACAGGTATCCCTGCTACAGATGGAAAAGCTGCTGAAATTTTAGGAGTAGTTAATTATGATGCTGTTAAACAAAGAGCAGTAACAGGACAAGCTGCAAAAGGTGCTGCTGCAGAAATGGTTGCAGAAGTTGGTAATATACCACCTGAAATTGCTGCTGCTATTGTAGAAGACCCTGCAACTGTAGAAGCTCAAGTAGATACAAATCCTGTAGAAGTTAATGCTGCTATTGCTGCGTTACCTACAGAAGCTTTAGTATCTTCACAGATGGAAACTTTATTAGGAGGCATGGAAGACGGTAAGATTCCAATGTGGGCTAAACCTGCTGTAGATGCAATGAATGCTCAAATGGCTCAAAGAGGTTTAAGTGTTTCTACTGTAGGTAGAGATGCTTTGTTTAACTCTATTATTCAAAGTGCTATGCCTATAGCACAAAGTAATGCACAAGCTTTACAAACTAGAGCAGCTCAAAACCTAGGAAACCAACAACAAGCAAACTTACAACAAGCTACACAAGAGCAACAATTAAGAATGCAAAACTTGGCAAATCGTCAAGATGCTGCAAGTCAAACTGCACAGATGTCTCAGCAAATGAAGACAATGCAAAGCCAGTTTAACCAACAAGCTGTAATGACTACTGCTGACCAACAGCAACAAATGAGGATGCAAAACCTGCAGAATAAACAACAAGCTGCAGTAGTTAATGTTGAAAATCAACAACAGATGAACATGCAAAACCTCGGTAATGAGCAACAGCTAAACATGACAGAGCTTCAGATAGATGCTGCTAGAGCTGGAGCAGACCAGTCTGCAGAGAATCAAAGTCGTATGGCAGAGATGCAAGTTGCTGCTGATTTCTTAGCTAAGAATGCTGGTTTTAAACAACAAATGGAATTAGCTAATTTATCTAATGACCAACAAATGAGACTTGCAAACTTATCAGCTCTTAATCAAGCCAGTTCAGAAAATCTTAGTGCTGAACAACAAACAGAACTTGCAAATCTTAATAAGAACATGCAGACTAATCTTTTACAAGCTAACATTGCTAAAGATATGGGACTTGCACAGCTTAATGTGGACCAACAAACTGCTATATATAATGCTACAACGACTGCTGGTATGAATATGGCAAACTTTAATGCTGACCAACAAAGAGTGTTAGCTGATAGTAAGTTTATGCAAACAGTAGCTATTACAAACATGAATGCTGAACAACAATCTATTATGCAAAATGCTACAGCTATGGCATCTTTAGATTTAGCTACAGTAGACCAAAGAACTAAGTTAGCAGTTAGTAATGCTCAAAACTTTTTACAAATGGATATGGCTAATTTGTCTAATCAGCAACAGTCTAATATGATGAAGGCTCAACAAGAACAACAAAGATTATTGTCTAATCAGTCTGCTGAAAATGCATCAAAACAATTTAATTCTTCAAGTGAAAATCAAACTAATCAGTTTATGGCTAATCTTAATGCACAAATGAGTCAGTATAATGCTTCACAAAACAATGCAATGAGTCAGTTTAATGCTTCTCAAAACAATGCTGCAGAAGCTAGAAGAGCTGGTAGAGATGCTGATTTAAATAAGTTTGATGCACAGCTTATAGCTCAAACAGACCAGTTTAATTCTCAACAAGACTTTGCAAGAGCTAGTTGGAATGCACAGAACTCTGCTGCTGTTGAGGCTTCTAATGTTTCTTGGAGAAGACAAGCAAATACAATTAATACTGCTGCACAAAATCAAATTAATGCACAGAACGCACAGAATGCTTTTGGTATGTCTATGCAATCTCAGTCATTTTTATGGCAAGAACTTAGAGACCAAGCAGACTTTGATTTTAGAGCAGGTGAAAACGAATTAAATAGACAGGCTCAAATACTATCAACAGCTATTGCTAACGAAGGTAAAGCTGGTGAAAGATATGATGATTTTTTAACAACTTTAATAAGTACATTAGGTGGTTCATATAGAACTGGATTGACTAGTGGCTCCACAGGTGGTGGTAATTCAAGCAGTGGTAATCAAAGAAAATAACAAGGAAACAATATGGGATTTTTAAGAAAAGTAGGTAGGAAAGTAAAAAAGAAACTAAACAAAGTGTTTGGTGAGAAAGTAGGAGGCATACTAGGAATGGTAGGTTTATACTTTGCTATGGGTGCTGTTGCTAAAGGACTTAGTGGGTGGGCTAAAAGTACGTTTGGTGCTGGTAAAAGTACTGCAGATGTTGCCAACGTAGCACAACAAGCTTCAGAAGTTTCAAAGACTGCTGCAGATGTTAAAAGTGCAACAGATAGCACTGCTGTTATTACTGAAGCTGCTAAAAAAGGAGTTGATGCAACTGTAACCTCTACCGGAGCTAGTGTAGAAACTTTAATAGCTGAGTCTACAACCAATGCTGAAAAGTTTAATAGCTGGGTAGGAGGACAAGAAAGTCTTCTTAATCAAGGTAAACTTCCTGTAGAAGTTAATCCTAGTCTTACAGATACTGTAGTTAATAGTATTTCTAATGAAGAAGTTTATAAACAAACAACAGGAGAAGTTTTTAAATACTTAGAACAACCTGCTTTAGATGTAAATAGAATAGCTGAAAGTGTTACAACAGCCGAACAAGCTGCTACTGCATCTCAAACAGAAATGGCTCGTCAAGGAATAGACTTTACTAAAGGAATTACTTCGCCTAAAGCAAGTATAGAAGGAACTAAATTAGCACAAGAAAGTGCTACAGGATTTCAAAAATTTACAACAGACCCTATAGGCTCTACTGTAGATTATGTAGGAACTAAAGCAAAAGAAGCAGGAGACTATGTAAAATCAGGAGCTTTTGTACCTGATATAGCAGAAGTAGCTTTAACTACTGCTGCAAATAACGCACTTATGGAAAAAGAAGAAGTAATGGGTTTTGGTAGACCAGCACAAGGACAACCAATGATGACTGCAGCTCAAGGCAATCATCTAGCTGCTGTACAAGCACAGCCGGGTTATGCAAACTTAACTAACATGAGAAGCTTTACAGACCTAGCAAATCAAACACTATACGGAACAGGTTCACCATCATATTTACAAAACGTATATCAACCAATTAAAATATAGGAAATCATTATGGCAATGACAGAAAAAGCAGCACAGTTTGTGCAAGGAAACATGGAAAGAGGAAGACCTATTCCGGGTCAAAGCCTTACAAACGACCCTAGTCAACCTTATAACTGGGAAAAAGCTCCTGAGTTTACTAACGCTAAAGAAGCTATGCTGTACGTTTTTGAGAATTTAACAGTCCCTGAAACTACTGCTAATATTTTATTATCTTTAAGTAAAGGTATTGGTGTTATTGACATTGCATCTATAACATTGTATACTGGCTTTACTGAAGGTAAATGGAATCCTGATATGATGATGTTATTAATGGAACCAACTATGTATATGGTTATGGCATTAGCAGAAAAAGCAGAGTTAGACTTTGTTATGGACTCTTCAGAAGAAGTAGGTGAAGAAGAAATACTAGGAGACAAAGCTATACAGCAAATAGAAGAAGGCATAGGTTCATTAGATGCTATGAGAAAACAAGCTGCTCAAAGAGTAAGCCCACAGTCAGTCCCACAGGAAGTTAGAGAAGTAATAGAAGAAGCAAAGATAGAACCTAGTATTTTAGAAAAAGTAGAAGAAGTAAAAAGTAATAGTTTATTAGCAAGAGAGGAATAAGATGGCTGGAAAAGAAATATTAAGTGGATTATTAACTAGACAAAATCAAGGAAGTACTGGTGGTACTTTTAAAGATATAGCTGCTGATTTTTTTAGTGGTTCATCTAACGATAGCAAAAGACGTAGAAATGTATTGATAGGAACTGCATTATGGAATGCAAAAGAATCTGCTATGCAAAATAATGTTATGAAGAATTTACAAGAAAATGAAACTAAACGTACTTTTGAACTAGCGGGGCTTACTCAAAAATGGGATGCTTACAATACTTTAATTAATGACGATAGAGCATTTAAAAAAGACAAAAATTATTTTTTTACTAAAGCAGAAGCAGAGTTTAATAGGTTAAATCCTAATTATGATACTGAAACTAAAGATTCAGGAGACACAGCACAGGAAAGTAAACTTACAGAAATAAATGATTTACAAAAAAGATATGAAGAAATACATAATAATAAAATGACCACAGGTAATATAACTGGTAAAAATTATATGACTAAAGAAGCTTTCTTTAAGCCTTTTGAAGATTATTATAGTCAACAAGAAACACAACTATCTGCTCCTAAAAATGTTAGTATAATACATAATGCATGGGACAGAGTAACAAGTAACTTTAAAAACAAAGATAAACTAGAAAGCAAATCAGAACAACTTACACTTGAACAAGCTAATAGAAATACTTTTGGATATTTAGTAGAGCCTGATGAAATACAAGGTAAAGCAGCTATTGAAATATATAGAAAAAATAAAAAAGGTTTTGATACTACTGCCTTTGAAATGGACAATGACGATGCTAAATTTAATATTTTAAAACTACAAGGCATATCTCAAGAACAAAAAAATTATTTAATTAGAAACATAGGAGAAGGAAATTACACTTCAAATGCACTACAAGCTAAGATAGTTGTTTTATCTGCAGACTTTGACCCTTATATAAATGCACGAAATGTAGCAGGTAATACTTTTGAAAAACGATATAAAGATTCAGGTAAAGAAATACCGGAACAAAAAACACCTGAGTATCAAGAGTATGTATTAAGAAAAACTAATTTTATAGACATTGAAACTAAACAAGGAGATAAAGAGCTTAATGAACTTAGAAGTAATATGTTTATGTTAAAAGATTTACAAGTCAATCCTGTAAAAAATGCTAAAGCAATTACTTTTTTAGAAACTAAAATTAAAGAACAAGGATTGGGTAAAATACAAATAATGGCTTTAAATACAGCCATGTCTAGTGTAACAGACCCTAATGTAGTGGCTGTTTTAGAACTAGCTGGTAAAGACTCTGGTAAAACTTCTGAAGAACTAAAGTCTGACCATATGGCAAGTGTGTATGAAGGTATCTTAGATTTTTCAGATGCTATATTAAAATCGGAAAATGAATAATAGTGGCTTTACCTCCTAAACCAAAAGAAAAAGGAATATTAGACGCTGCTTTAAATGTAGGTCCTTTAGGTAATGTTTATAGATTATTAAATGAGGGACAACAAGAAACTGTAAAACGTACTGCTGCTCAAATAGGTTTCACTGTTCCTAGAGAAGCACTAGAACTTAGTAGAATGATTGTTACTCCTGATAAAACAACCATAGACAAACAAGAAGAATTTTTAGAAGATTATCTTGGTTATATGGTAGGTTCTGAAAATGTTGAAATGGACCAACGTGGCGAAGAAGAAGCTGGAGGATATAGTGTAGCCTCTATTAAAGACCCTGAAAACGAATTAGCTCAAGTAGTATCAATGGCTGGAGGTTTTGTAACAGGTATGCTAGGAGCAGGTAAACTTAAGACAGGTGCAGAGTTTTTAGGTAAAAAAGCATTTAAGAAAAAAATACCAAAAGTTGTTCCTTCAACAAAACTAGGAGCAGCAGCAGCCTACACAGGTAGACAAGCCTCTTCAGGAGCTATAGCATCTCAAATTGGTTTTAATCCTTATGATGAACAAATGGCAGAATGGCTTGGCGAGTTTATGCCTGAAGACACAGGTTGGAAAGGAGACTTAAAAGACTATTTAACAGCAGATAGACAAACTAAAACTCAACTAGAAAATAGAATAGACTTACTAGCTGAAGGAGCTTTTCTTGGTTTAGGAGTTGCTGCTGTAGGTGGTATGTTTAAAGGTGGTAAATATTTATCAGAGGCAGAATTAAAAGATAAATTTGTAGTTGGATTTAAAAATAGTATAAACAGAATAGGACAAGGAACTAGTGATAGATTAGAATCTTTTGTAAAAAAATTAGATTTAGATTATACTAAGTCTGATACAGCTCAAAGAAAAGCTACACTAGCCCATAGAAATCAAGACGTTATAGATGGTAAAGTAGTAGATATGGGAGACATAGATGCTATGAAACCTAGTAAGTATACTAAATGGTTATCAGATGTTAATCTACAGTTTAGTGATAGTCCTATATTAAGAAAACTAGATAATCTTAGAAGTAAATTAGTTACTACAAGAGGAGGAAGAACTAGGGCTTTAAATGAAAAGTTTTTAAAAACAGAAAACATTAAAGAAAAATGGTCTGATAATATTAATAATACTGCTTATAACTTAGAAAAATCTTTAGACGATTTAGTTCTAAAAGTAAGTGATGGTAATTTTTTTAGTAACAATAGATTAGAAAATAAAGAAAAGTTTTTAAAAAAACTTAGTGATGTTTTATATACTGACTTTAGAAGTCCTACTATAGTAACAGGTAAAAGTGGAATAAAACTAGGTAAAAGACAAAAACCTACTTTTGAAAAAGAATTACAAAGTAATTTTCCAGAAGAAATGTGGGATGACATTAGACAGGCAAGGAATTTACAAGATAACCTTAGTAAGTTAATGTTAGAAAGCAATACATTAACTAATGCACAAAAGAAAATATATACAGATAGTTTAGGTTTTTATGTTAGGAGGTCTTTTAAACTTTATGAAGATTCTAATTATGTTCCTAGTAAAGATTCACTTAAAGAAGCTCGTAAATTTTTAGAAGAAGAAATATTAAAAGAAAATCCTAACATTGCTCCTGAAGATTTAAGATTAGAAGTAATTGCTAAGATGAAAATAATAGAAGGTAAAGGTGCTAAAGCAGGAAGTTCTTTTACTCAAAATTTAGATAAGTTTGACAGAGTTAGAAAAGAAATATTAAATGGACGTAAAGATATTCCCCCACCAATTAAAAATTTCTTAGGAGAAATAGAAGACCCTATACAAGCATTAATTTATTCAACAACTAAACTTTCTAAATATGTAGAAGATATAAAATTTTATAATGATGCTTTTGAAGAAGGCTCTGAAATTTACTTTAAGTCTAAGCCATCAGGAGTTTTTACAGAAGAAATAGGAGAAGGATACGGTAAACTTAGTAAAACATTTACTACTCCTGAAATGAAAGAATATTTTTCTAGTTATCAAAAGTTTGGACAACAAACTTTAGAAACAAACGAGCTTAGTATTAGAGGAGGTGTTGGCTGGGCATATAGAAACACATTACTACTAAAAGGATTATCACAAGCTGCTAAAACTGTATACTCACACGCTACACATTTTAAAAACTTTATTGGTGGTAATCATATGTCACTAGCTAATGGAGTTAATACTTTAAACCCTGCTAAAAGTTTAAGAATTGTAAAAACTTTAAGAGCTAAAACTAGAAGAGATAAAGATGCACAGGCTTATCATGAAGAACTTTCAGGAAGAGGTCTTTTAAGTAAAGGAGTAGTAGCTCGTGATATAGAAGGGTTAGCTAAAGATATTAGTAAAGTTAAGAAAGGATTTTTAGTAGGTAAAGTTGATTGGGCTTTTGGTAAATTAGGTTTAAAATACGTAGCTAAAAAAGCTCAGAATTTTTACATAGGAACAGATGATTTTTATAAAGTTAATATGTATGAGTCAGAACAAGTTTGGTTAAATGATTTTAATAAAGCACTTCCTAACGATGTAAAATTTGATACTTATCGTTTTAAAAATCTAGAAGCTATTAAAGATGAAGCAGCTACTATGACTAGAGATACTTTACCTAACTATGATTTAGTTCCTGAAATTTTAAAAGATTTAAGAAGAGTTCCTTTTGTAGGTAAATTCTTTTCTTTTATGTCTGAGTCAATTAGGATTTCTCAAGGAACACTACGAAGGGCTCATAAAGAAATTACAACAGGAAAAGCTTTAAAAGCTGAAGGAGCAACTGAAGCTGGTGATATAATTTTAAAAAGAGGAACTAATCGTTTAGCTGCTTTTACCGTAATGGGAGGAGTAGGAGCTAAAGCAGTTGAAGAAGGAAGCAAAGCAGTGTATGGTGTAACTACAGATGTTGTAGACGCAGCAAGAGACATGTTACCTGATTATATGCAAAATGCTAATTTATTTGTTACAGTTAAAGAAGACGGAACACCTACTGTAGCAAATATTAGTACATGGGATGCTTATGATTTTCCTAAAAAACCACTACAGGTTCTTTCTCGTAGAATTTTAAATTCTAATAATGTAAATGATGAAGAGCTTTACAAAGATATGTTTACAACTTTAACTAGTGAAATGGTTGCTCCTTTTATAGGTGAATCTTTAATACAAGAACAATTAAGTAATTATATTTTTTCAGACGGTATAACTAACGATAAAAGATTAATGAGAAATCCTTTTAATAAAAGTGAACAGTATGATAACTCCGGAACTCAAATTGAAAATGCTTTAAATAAAGATAATCTTAATATTTTAATGGCTAATATATTTCAAACTGTTTTACCGGGAAGTATAGATAGAGGAATAGACTGGGCTAAAACATTAGGTAAAGAACAAACAGAATTTGACCAAGATATTTATCCTGTTGACCAAGCTATGAAGTTTTTAACAGGATGGGGAACTCAACCTTTAAATAAAGAATATGTAGAAAATGTTTTTTCTTTTAAAGCTAGTAAACTTAGTAAAGAAAAAGGATTCAGAAGAAGAAGAGTATATAACGCTATTGATAAAGATTTAGACAACACTAAATTTATTAATAATTATTTAAAAGAAAATCAACAGTATGCTAAATCATATGCTAAAACGCATAAACTAATAAAGTCTGGAAATACTTTTAATTTAGATGTTAATGCTTTATTACAAGATTCAGGTTTTAATGAATCAGATAGAATATATTTAACATTAGGAGACAGTTTTAAACCTCTTGGAATAACAAAAGACATGGATAGAATGTTAATGGAAAACTCTTCTAGTCTAAAACAATACAAAGAATTAAAACAAGACCTTAATGTTATTGACTTGTCTTTAAGTAATATACCTATTATATTTGACTCTGATAATTATAAACAAACAGGAACTGAAGTTTTTGAAGACTTAAGAGAAAACTATAAAACAGGAGGAATAGTTCCAAATGTTCAAGAAGACCCTAAAGATAGAAAAAATCCTATTCTTCAAGAAAGTTATAAAGAAACTTCAAAAGGTTTAACTGACTTACAAAAAATTATAGGCGTAGCTAATGAAGTTTTAAAGCCTAAAGAACAAATGGAAAGACTAGGGTTTAAAGATGGTGGTATGACTGATACTATAAATTCTTATTTAACAAAGTATAGAACTCAAAATGAAAAACAATACGATGAAGAAACAGGAGAACATACTCATAATAAAGAAGTAAATAAAGAGCCTGATAAGTTTGTAAAAGATATGTATTTAAAGTTAAAAGAAAGTGGTCATCCTTTCCCAAAGATGGCAGCAGCACAAGCAGGAGCAGAAAGCGAATATGGAATGAGTGCGTTGTCACGAAAAGCTAACAATACTTTTGGAGTTAAAGTAAGAAAAGGTGAAAAGTTTGAAGGCGTAATGATGCCCACTAAAGAAGACTATGGTCAAGGACAAGTAGACGAAGTAGCTAATTTTAGAACATATGATACTGTTGATGCTAATATAAAAGGTTATATAAACTTTTTAAACACAGGAAATTATGATAAAGCTTTAAACGCTGAGTCAGACATGGAGTATTTACAAGAACTTAAAAATGCTGGATATGCTACTGACCAAGACTACGTAACCACAGTTGGTTCTGTTTATAAACGTAACATAGAAAGTGGTACTTTTGATTAATGGGTTTTCCGTTTGAGATAATAACTATGTTAGGCTCTACTGTACTCGGTGGAGTTATGAGTGTTTGGGCAGAGAGTCGTAAGGCTAAACAAGACCAACAAAAACTTCTTATAACACGTGGTGAGTTTGAAATGAAAGCTCGTAAAGCTGCAAGAGATGTTAAAGATAAAGGATTCCAGTGGACAAGAAGAATTATAGCATTAACATCAGTGTTTGCTATTGTTGTTTTACCTAAACTTGTTGCTGTTTATTATCCTGCTGTAGATGTTACTGTAGGATATACAAACTTTCAACCGGGATTTTGGTTTTTTAAAGAAGGTAGAGATGTTTTTGAATGGATTACATTTCAAGGTCTTGTAATTACACAATTAGACACCAACTTAGTATCAGCTATTATAGGTATGTACTTTGGTGGTAGTTTAGTTAAGAAGTAATATGAACGATTGGATACAAGCAATAGAAACTATAGGTATTCCGGCAGCAGGTGCAGCAGGGTTAGGATATCTTGTATGGGTACTTTTTAAATCTTTGATAGCAGACATACATAAGAAGTTAGATACGCAACATGGTATGATAGTTGCATTAATAGATAGAATAAGACAGATGGATAACGACATGATTAGAATAGATGCCATGTGTCGGGCAGCAATGGGTTTAAAACCCGATATAGATAGGATAGCAAGAGCAGATGGAAAAAAAGACCAAAGAAAAGACTAATAAAAAGATACTACAGATAGTTAATCTTTCTCCAAGTGAGTCTTGGATAGAAAAGATTGTAGATGTACACCCTATGAGACAGATTACTATAGCCTCTATTGTACAAGTAGTAGTGTTTGGCTTTATGCTAGGTGCTTTTTGGATAAACTCACAAATATTTTAAAGATTATGAAACTAAAACCAACATTTAAAAGCAATAAAACTATAAGGAACTGTAAGTTCTGTATGTTTTTTTGGACTATACTTATTATGTTTTGGTCTGTAGGAAGCATTGCAGACGAAATGGTACATAAGTTTAAGAGTCCTAGCTTTAGTGGTATCAACACTAGCTCACATTATCTTACAATTCAGAACCAAGAGTTCAATCGTAAGGCAGCTCTCAAAGCAGAGATAAAAGCTTTACAAGACCAAATAGAAAGAGACAAAGAGAATACAACACTTGCAAGGTTCATAAGGAACTTGGAATCACGTATATACTCACAGTTGTCAAGACAGTTAGTAGAGAACTTGTTTGGTGAGACTCCTTCTGACTTTGGCACACTAACTTTAGAAGGCAATACAATAGTCTATAAGGTAGAAGACGGAATAATAACTTTAACTATAACGGACAGTGATGGCAATTCAACGACTATATCTTTGCCTGTTGGTAACTTTACTTTCTAGTTGTGCAGTAGTACAGGAGAGTGGAGACTTAGTTTTAACTAAAAGAATCCAGTCAAGTTCTACATTAGATTTACAATCAGAAGAGTTAAGAAATTTACCACCAGCTAAAGTAAAACCAACGATAGCAATATACCCTAATAGTTTTAGGGACTTAACAGGACAGCGTAGAAGTAACAGTACTTTTGCTTTGTTTAGTACAGCAGTAACACAAGCACCTGAAGCTTTTCTTATTAGAGCTTTTAAGCATACAGCAGGTGGAGAGTTTTTTAGAGTTGTAGAACGTGTAGGTTTAGATGACCTAACAAAAGAAAGACAACTCATACGTAGTACACGTAAAGATTTTAAAGAAGATAATAAGATGCAACCACTGTTATTTGCAGGGTTGTTAGTCCAAGGTGGTGTGATTAGTTACGAAGCTAATCTAAAATCTGGAGGTTCTGGTGCAAGGTACTTAGGCATTGGGACAAGTAAACAGTTTAGAGAAGACACAGTTACTATATCTTTAAGGTTAGTATCTGTATCTACTGGTGAAGTTCTTATGGAAACATTAGTATCCAAAAGCATTTTATCTACAAGTGTTTCTCAAGATGTGTTTCGTTTTATTGAGACTGGCACAGAGCTAGTAGAAATAGAAGGTGGTATATCAGAGAACGAAAGTGTTTCTATAGCATTACAAAAAGCTGTAGAGACTGGGGTGTTGAATATTATAAACATAGGAATAGAGAGAGGCTATTGGAAATATGAACAAACTAAAATTATTAAGCCTGATTGTACTGATGAATGTATCAGTGCTATACGGGGCTGACAACGAAATATACATAGACCAATCAGGTGCTACGTTTAACTTAGATGCTGAACAGTTAGGTTCAGGTAACATTATAGGTGGAGCAGATGCAATTGCTGGTACTATGACTGCATTAGATTTAGATGGTGCTACACAGACCATAGACATAAATCAAATAGGGTCAAACAATAAGTTCTTAGGAGATATTACTGCTGATAATTTCATAGGTTTTTGGGAGTTTGATGGTTCTACTAACGTGTTCAACGTACAGATAGACCCTACTAATACTTATGGTGCTGATGGTTCTGATGTTAATGTAGATGTAACAGGTGGTACAAATACCTTTACACTAGACTTAGCAACTACAGCTCTTGCAAGTAATGCAGATGTTGATTGGGTTATCAATGGAGATGGTAACACACTTGATTTTAATATTAACTACACTGATGCTACCAATGACGTAAATGTAGATGGTAACGATAATACTATCAACTTTACTGGTCAAGGCTATGCAGGTGGTTACTTTAAATTAAATCAAACAGGTAACTCTAGAACATTTAACATACAACAATTGAGTACTTTAGACAATGACTGGTTACAAATTAATTCTACTGGTTCTAGTGGTACTATCTGTGTCATTCAGAACGATGGGGGAACAGCAGTCGGTTGCTAATATAGGCAACATAACTGAACTGAACGGAACAGGTAGAGTCGTAAGAGATGAAACCTTCCAAGCTTCTCTAGCATTAGACATAAACAGCTACGATAATGTCCAAACTTCTAACGGGAGATTGGGCATTACTTTTTTAGATGACAGTCAAGTTAGATTGACAGAGCATTCTGAATTAATCATAGACGAATTTATCTATGACCCTGACCCGTCTAAGTCTAAGATGGCTTTACAATTTGCCAGTGGTACTGCAAGGTTTATCACTGGTAAGTTAGCATCTATAGATAAAGAAAACATATCTATACAAACTCCAAGTGCCACGATAGGTATACGTGGTACAGACTTTACCGTGACTGTTGATGAGTTAGGTAGAAGTCTAATTATTTTATTACCTGATGACGATGGTCTTCCAAGTGGGGAGATACTCGTTAGTACAGCAATGGGACAGGTGGTTCTTAACAAGCCTTATCAAGCTACTACAGTTTCTATGTTTGAAACTAAACCCACTAATCCCGTTATCCTTGACTTGACTCTTGAGTTAATTGATAACATGTTAATTGTAAATACACCACAGGAAATAAAAGAGAATGAAGGACAAGATGGAGGGAGCAACACTAATCTTCTTGATGTTGACTACCTTGAGTTTGATGATTTAGAAATAGATTACTTAGCAGAAGATGAATTAGAATTTACAGAGCTTGATATAAATTACTTGGATGTTAATTTTCTTGAAGACTTGTTAGACATTATAGAAGATGTCAATGAGTTAGACCAAACCTCAACAATTTTAAAAACTGATATAGATTTAAAAGGTACTAAGATTGGTTACGATAGTGAGACTCA